TTCTCCTGTAATAAACTTACTTTCAGTACTTGCTGTTGGTATTTTGTCTATTGAATAAGAATTAATGTCATCATCTAGAAAGTCAGCTTTTATTTCATATGTGTTATTATGTATTATTTCATCAATTATTGTATATAGATATTCTATTAATTTACTTGCTCTCATTGTTCAACCTCTTATCTACAAAATCTTGTAACTCTCGGATATACTCTTCACCTTCAGCAGTTAACATAGCTTTATCCCAATATGGACCTCCAATAGAATGGTGTAAATCTATATCAGTTAAATGTTTCTTCTTACCTTTATCACTCCAAAATGCACCTGTTTTAGGATCATGATATGCTCCTTTACCATTGTCCATTACCATCAATTTTCCATAGTATTGGTATCTTGCATATGGTTGAGTATATTCTATGACGCATTTATCTCCTTCCATATATGGTGGTTCTACATTTTCTCGTAACATTCCACCAGGTATATGTTGCCCAGTTTTTATGTCATAATGCCCATTTGATCTTGGTATATAAGATTCCATTCTTCTAATAGCATTATTAGCAGCAAACATTAATAAAGAGTTTTGTTCATCTAGTCCTATTTGTTCTAGCATATTATCAATATTTATTCCATTATCGACATGAGATACTACTAACATTATTTAGCTCCTATATGTACATGAGGTTCTTCTCCAAATGTATTGTCTTTTACTGACGTAATTACATAATACTCATCTAAATCACTTTCAGCACTTATATCAGTTTCACTAGTTCCTATTACTATTAAGTCTCCTCGTTTTATCTTACTTATATCAATGTCATTTTGTAAGTATGGTATTCTAACACTTAAACTATCACTATCTGTTAAACCTTTGTTTAAAGTAGCATCATGTCCTCCAAAAGTCCATACTTTAGCAAAATTAACTCTTATAAATCTATTGCTAGGGTTTCTTCCTTTAATTCTATGATATAGGGTAATAGATTCGTTTGTTATCATTTACTCCTCCTGAATATGTTAAAGGTTCTCCATTTAGCTCAACTCCACTTAATAGCATTTCTATAGTGTGTTCTATTTCATCAGAAGATTGTTGACTACTACCATATGATACTGAATAACCATCTATACTTTCACTTGATTTATTTCCTGCTTTGTCTATCTTATTATTTTTATCTATTAAGTTATACATTAATAGGTCTATATCAAACTTAATATCAGTTGGTACTCCGTCCATTAATCTATTGTGTGTATAGTAGTCAACTTGTTTTCTTGATTTGTACTCTAAAAGATTAAAAGACTTTAGGTCTAGAGTGCCACCTAATTCCTGATAATCTTCGTAGGTAAGGTATTTATCACTATTCTCCATAAAGTCTTTCCTTTCTTATATTATAAACTTAATGCTGGTGCTTTAAACTTAGCGATTACAACTTTACTTTCATCAGTTAATGCAGCAATGTAATGTTGATCTACTGAAATATCAGTTGTTCTTGATAAAGTGTGTCTTTCAGTTTCTACTGATACACCTTTTTTCATATAGATTGTAACAGCTGCTGTGTCATCACCAGTTTGTGATTCTGGTCTTAATTGTACGATTGGACAAGCATATGCTCCATCTTTTGCTACTATCTTTCTAGATGGTACAATTCTTGTGTTTGCTATCATTCCAATTTCGCCATCAATCATAACTTGATTACCATATTTATCTCTTGAGATAAAGTTTTCATCTTTTCTTAATTCTGTAGATTGTCTTGGGTTAATAAACATAACCTTTTCTACATTTTCTTCTTCTTGGAATGCGTCTAATGCATCTACTACACCTAAATAAGAGATTGAGTTTGCACTTTCATCTTTTACTAATGATGCTGTTAATAATGCATCAATTACGTCATTATCAACTTTGTCAGCGATAGACATTCCTAATTGGTTGTTTGTTTCTCCTACAGGGTTTCCGTAAGCAGATAATACAGCTTCGTCAGTTAATGTAACAGCTTTCATAGCTTTCTTAACTTTGTATTCTGCTGTTGTAGTTGTAAGTACTGTTGTACCAGCTTCTACACCTTCAGCTACGTCCTCTGCTTCTCCAATGTAAGCATATTTAGGAACAGTAATTGTATCACCAGGTTGACCAACTAATGTTGTATCAATTCTAGCAAATGGTGTAGCAACTATAGCTTTTTCTAATTTTGCACTTATCATTGGTGCCATAACTTCTGGATCAATTAAGTTAGTTAACTTAGTCATTCCTGTTGCCATTTTAATATTCCTCCTCTTTACTATTTATTTAATTGTTCAAATAATTCAGGGTTTTCTTGCTTTAATGCTACCCTTTCTTTATAACCTAATTTACTAAATGCTTCTTTATCTAAACCAGTAAATATGTCATTGTTCATATTAGGTATATCAGGTCTATTAGGGTTTACCAATATTCCTGTTTTGTCTTTTGTGATTTCATCAAATAAACCATCTATTGTTGCATTATCTCGAGTATATAAACCTACTTTTATTTCATTGATAACAGCATCTTTTGTATAATCATTTACGAATTGTTTATCTTTTAATGCTTCTTCAATTCCATATGTAAGTTGTCTATCTCTATCTCTTGCATCTCTATTAGATAGTGTTTGTTTTAAATCACCAATTTCATTTCTTAATGACATTAATTCATCATTAAGTTCAATACTTGCATCATTGTGTTGTGTCATTTCCCACTTTGACTTAGCTGTATTGATAGCTTTTTGAACCCTCCTATCGAACTCTGCTTGATATTCTCTGTCCTCTAATATCTCGTCAAATGTTAAAGGTGCATATTCGTTAGTGTTTTCTTCCATAATTTTTACTTCCTTTCTTGCCCAAACTATTCATAATTGCCCAGTTTATTCAATTCGAGAATGAGTGCATATTCTCACTCGATTATATTGTATCATCTTTTTTATATAATTACAATATACCTACTTTTTACTTTTTTTTGCTTTAGGTTTCTCTTTAGGTGCCTCTACTGATTCACCTTTAAAATCTTCTTCTGTATGTCCATCAGAATCAATAATCTCTTTCTCTTCTTTGATTTCTTCAAGTATCTCTACAGCTTTATTATCTCTTAAATATTCAGCTCTTAATTGATCTACTATGAACTCATCTCCACATTTGATATGTTTTCCTAATTCCATATCATCATAACCATTTTCCATAATACATTTAACCTTTACTTGCATTTCTTTCTCCTCCTCATATCGTGATTTACTCTTCGCTAGTATTTTATCGTAACTATCTTTAAGGGGTTCATACTTAAATCTAGGTACTGTTGTTATCTTCTTTACTATGTCATCTATATTGCTACAATCGAACTCCATTATATATGCATTTACTCCATCTTTTATTCCTATTTCTTCTAAATAAGGTAGTCTTGTACATATCAAAGGAATATTTCTATATGTTCCCTCTTTCAATGTGTAACTATCTGCCTCAGTATCAGATAAAAGACAAACGTATGTAGCATTTACTAACCATTTACTTATATCTAGTCTATTCTTTAAGAATATTACATTAGGACTATCTATACCTGTTCTCTCATTTGTAAATACATACCATATATAATTTACTCCAGCATTATCTAAAGCTGTAGCAAGTTTTTGCATTCTATCTTTTCCCTTGGTTCTATGCAACCTTGTAGCAGAAACGATAATAATTGGTTTCTCTTCTTGTTCTATTGTCATTGGGTTATAACTAAATACCACTTTATCTTTAGGTAATATATTCATCTCTACCATTCGTTTCTCTAGATAATGTGTTATTGCTATATAACCTGTTATTCTATCATCAGTTGCTGGTCCATGGTCATATACACCTGACGTATAATCTCCATGTATTGTTTCATAAACTTTAGCATCTTCATTCAAATAAGGTATTATACTTATATCATAATTAGTTATACATACCTTACAATTAATCTTTTGATTAGTATGTGTATATACTCTACAATATTTGCTTAACCTTTTCTTTTGTGTAGGATCACAATACTTGCATACTACAGCTATGTCTAAATCTTTATACTTTTTGACTAACTCGAATACATAAGTTTCTAACCCACCTAAAGCATCTATCATTCTTAACCATATTATATTTGCATGTTCTATCATAGTTCATCAACTCTCTCTTTACATGCGTTAAAGTATAACTTTAGTGCTTCTATATAAAACTTTCTTAATTCTTCATCTTTAGTTTCTTGTATGAGTTCATACATTTCTCCACAAAAGTTAAATCTATACCAACACCAATCTTCTCTACCTATGCTTATAGAATTAGCATTTAACCTATTCCATACATGAGATGGTTTCCCAAAGCAACTAAATGTCTTAATATCTTTCATTATTCTATAATGGTGTCCTAAATCTTCAAATAATGTTCCTTCTTTCATTAAACAATTTTGTAAGATTTCTCTTTTAACACATTTAGTCCATAATGCACATAAACAACCTCTCAATGCTTCCCACCAATCTTTATGTTGTGGTATTAAACTAAAATCTTTATCTTTAGTGTGCATTATACAACCTAAGAACATACAATCTTCTCCATTTAATTTATCATTTATTTCTTGTAAAACATTATCATCATATAACCAGTCATCACAATCAATAGCCATTATATATTCTCCTACAGCTTCAGCTATGCCTACATTTCTAGTTCCACCATTTAATCTTTTAGTTTTATTCTTTAATATTGTACATTTAATACCTTTTTGTCTAAACTTGTTTTGATAATCTTCTATTATGTTCATTCCACCATCTGTTGACATATCATCTACTATAATTACCTCATAATTTGTATATGTTTGATTCAAGATGCTATCAAAACACTTACTCAACCACTCTTTATTGTTATATACAGGTATAATAACACTAAATCTCATCTATTAACCTCCAAATATGAGTTTTTGCAATTCCATTCTCTTTTTATTATACATTTTGATCTTGCTTTTACTCTCTTCTACTATATTTTTTAAATCTTCATCATTATTTTCTTCTGCTATTGCCATTTTATCTCTTTCTTGTCTTATCTTTAACTCCAGTTTTCTTTGTAGTTGAGTTCCTTCATAATTAGTGTAATGTTTTCCTTCATAGAAGAACCCTTTTTCATTTGCATCTAATATTTTTTGTAACTCTTCATCTGAATACTTTTGTTTTTGTACTCCAAGTACTACTTTATATTCATAATGCCTACAATTCATTGTACTAACTGGACGTCTATTTTTATTTGCTTTTATTATCTTACCATCATATGTTCTTGCCTCTTCTTTATTATTTAACTTTTCATACTCTTCAAAAGTAAACATATGACCTTGTAAATCTTGATGGTCTTTTGCTGGGTTGATATGTGCTGTTACTTCAACACCATCAGCTCCAAATTGTTCTCCTAATATGTCTTGAGTTCTATTATGTAACTCATTTATACCATCATTAATATTCATTCTTATTGCACTGTCTAATCTTCTTGTATGATGCTTTATGACCTCATTACCATTTTCATCTTTACCTATATAAGTAGATGGGTAAACTACTCTCAAACCACTTTCTCCTATGCTCTCAATAGCATTTTTAAGTACTTGTTGGAATGTTTCTTTACCTTGCCCTACTGATAATACCATTTCATCTATTAATTCGTGATATGCTTCTTTAATTGTCTTAAAAACCACATTACCATTTTTAAGTTTTATGTTATAACCTATCATACTTGAATGTGATATGTTCAAATATTTTTCAATAGTCGCCTTTTCTACTATCTTTATTTGTTGTTGTAAAGCATTATTCTCATCAAATGGTACATACTTGATTTTCCTATAGTCATAGAATTGCTTTGCGAATCTATAATCACTCTTTGCTACCTCTTTAAATATTTGATCTATTTCTTTAACATTTAATTTTGTAACTTTAGATAATTCTTTGACTATTTTGTCATAATCTCCACCATACTTTAAGATATTAGCTAATTGATTTGCTTTAGCAGGAGTTAGAGTACCAACTTTATTGATACTCTCTCCTATATCTTTTAATATTCTTACATTTGTATCTTGTATTCTTTTTACTAATCTTTCTACTAATTTGTTTATTGTTTCATCACTTAACATATTTATTTCCTAGATCCAATACGCTTTCCATTTATATTCACAACCACTATAGTACGTTGCCCAATTACTTGTAGTACTACCTGCTATTCCACAATAGAAACCATTATTTTTTGCAAAAAACTTAGGATATGCAGCAGTACTATCTCCTTCATCTGATGATGGTTTTGTAGTCATACCAGTAGATGCTGATGAACCTGATGATTGTTTTAAATATAAATTGTATACTAGGACATATATAGGTTGATTTGAACCACTTACTATTCTAGGTATTTCAATATCACCCATTAATTTTGAAACGTCTAAATAATACCATAATTCTGCTTCACCTAATGCAAGTGCAGCATCATCAGTTTTAACAATCATAATAAGTGTCGGTGCATTAGTATGAGAATTAGTAAAACTTACCCAAGGTTTTTGTATATTTTCACTTGGTTGGAATGTTCCACTTTCAGTTTCAACACCACTACCACTTGGTAGATTTGCTATTGCAGTATCAAATTGACTTGCATTTATTTCTCCTACTGTTCCACCTTTTGTTCTTATTGCATTTGCTATATCAGTTAAGTAATTAGTAAGATTATCTGTTCTTGCCATATTTTACCTCCTAATAATTATCATTCAATGCAGTACCTATAGCATTATCTACATATTGTTTTGTTGCTATTGTAGTTGTATCTACTGATAAGTCAACTGTTCTTGTATTTGTTGTATATGTTCTTGTTAAACCTGTTCCTACTGTTATTGTATTTGATGCATTTCTTGTAGTTGTACTCCATACATTAGCATTAGTTAATTTATATACATATACCTCATCTACTTGACTTGATGCACTTGGACTACTTAAACTTCTATAATATTGAAACTCTACATTATTACTACCTACATATGCCATAAAAGCTCTTCTACCATCTACAGCACAATATACTATCTTATTAGCATTATAAGCTGTTTGAAAGTCATTCCAAGTTGATGAACCATAAGTAAGTTGTACTAAACCTTTTATGTACCCAGCATTATTAGTCAAGTCATTAAGATCACTAGGAATATTTAAACTTGCTATATCTTCTTGAGTAAAGTAGTCAACACCCTTGACAGGAGTGTAACCATCTTGTCCATTAGTACCATTTGTACCATCAGATATAGATGCTGTTGTAGTACCATTTTTGTCAATTATAGTTATTGTTGCTGTATTATCTACTTTAGATACACTAGCACTTGGACTATAACCATCTTGACCATTTTGTCCATTAGTTCCATCTTTTCCATCTTTACCTGCAGGTCCTTCTGGTCCTTGAATACCTTGAATACCTTGTGGTCCTTGTTCTCCATCTGTTCCATCATATATTTCTACACTATGATGCTCTCCATTTGCATTTGTAGCAGTAACTGTTGCTACTTTACCACTCTTGCTTACGTCTATATCTATATTAGCTTCTTTAATAAAATCTCTAAACTCATTTTCAAATTGTTCTAATTCACTTGGTGTAGTTATATATAAACCATTCTTTGTGTTAGATTTGATTGAACCATCTATTACATAAAAGTAAGCTGAACTAGGGTTATATCTTGTTGTTACTCCATTTTCTATTTTGTAATAACTTACACCTAATTCAATCTTGCCTGGTGTATTTGTTATCTCTGTTGGTATATCGCATCTATCATCAGTTATTAGCATCTTATAACTACTTGAACCTTTTGTAAAATAAGCAAACTTGTTATATGAATCATCTATATCTTCATCAAACTCAAAAGTACAATATGTTATATTGAGTTCTTTCTCGTTGATTGTTTCTCTTTCGATCTGTATATTATGTTTTCCAACTATTACTCTCATATTGTACCTCCTTATTCATTCTCACTCATTATTGTTTGTATATCTGGTTCATTACGTTGTCTTATTTCTTCTACTATTCTTTTACTCTCTTCTATATCTTCACTAGGGAATAAGAAATGTCTAATCTCATATTCTTCAACAGCATTCTTGTTGCTGCCTTGAATTAATTGATTAAATGTTTCTTGAGTATTTTCTAGTAAGTCGAATGACCAGTCATATTCTATCTCATATGTACCCATAGCACCTAGTTCATAATAATTAGCATATATATCACATGCATAGATAAAATCTCCTAGTGCTTTTTCAAATTGTTCTCTACAATCTTCTACTATTGTATAAGTATCATACATTGATCTTTTTATTTCAGTAGCTGTTGCTGCAACTGTTTCTGGGTTACTTAATACACCTTTACTTGTTCCAACCTCTTTCTCTAGTCTTTCATACAATTCTTGTAGTCTTGCATAGAATGAACTATCTCTTATTGCTGGATCAAATACTTCCCAAAAATCTCCAGTATCAGCATTAACTTTTCTATATAGTCCGTTTTCAGGTAGTGCATTATCTCCCTTAAACATAGTTGTATCAGCTCCAACAAATGCTTCTTTTAAATGAAACTCTCTTCTTATTTGTTCTAGTGTTTCATAGATTTCATTTATTGTACTACCACACCCATATGTTACTGGTACTCCATAATAATCAACAGCTTTTCTGTTATCTACTGGTGATTTGAAATAACCAAATAAGCATCTATCTACATTAGGTATTACTATTTTATCTTGTTTAATATCACTATATATCTCTGGTTTAGGTATTTCTCCACCATTCTCATCAGTATATTTTTGAGTTATCACTAAACTTTTACCTTTTACTAATTCATTTTGCCATCTATAGTATGTGTGAGTTAAGTGTCCGTCTTTAACAGTCTTAACGTCAGCTAGTAATGTTGCATTAGTGATTTTTTCTCCATGTATCTCGTTAATAGATAATCTGAATTGTGGTATTACATTAAATAATACCTCTTTGTCATAAATGTAAGGTACAAGTACAACTCCACCTGTACCTAACATTCTATTGACTATTCTTTTCTTTTGTTTATCTACCTTTTCTACTATACTATTCAATAATTTTGCTCTTTCACTTGTAGGTTCGATTGATATAGTACTTTCATTTGATACATAGTTACTTAACTTATTAGCAAATATACTATTGTAATTGATTCTCTTTATATCTTCATAAGTATTATTGTAAAACTCATTGTATTTGTATTGTTGATCTGGTGTTTGTGTCTTAATACCAAATATAGCTAGTATTTTGTCCCATAAGTTTTTTATAAACATATCAACCACCTATTTTCTCTTTCTCTTATTAACAGCTTTTTGTGCCATCTTTCTTGCCGTTTCTTCTGAATAACCCCTATCTACATATGATTGAACTAATTGTGATAAGTTCATAGCTTTAGTACTTGTTTTAGATGGACTTATCTCATAAGGTTTGTCCCATTTACCAATACTAATGTGCATGTATGTACCATGATCAAAATAATCTACCATACCATCATTATCACTATAAGTATAACTGTTAGCTTCTTTATTTAAGTCGCTTACAACTTTTTTACCATAATCACTTAAATACCATTCATCACCACGAACATTTTGATCGTATTTAGTTGTTTTAGCTAATACTTCTTTAGCATAATTTCTTACGTCATTAGTTGTATATGTATGTTTCTCTTTATAATCTTTAATATTTTGTTTAGCCCAGTTTTCAAAACCATAACTTGTAGTTATATCACCAAAATCTTGCATCTTATCTATGTCTTTATCAGTTACATATAAGTTTTTACCACTAGACATTATATTAAAGTCTATTGAACTACCCATACTATAATTATCACCTTTTCTAGCAATTTTTACGTCTGGGTATTTTTTCTTTAATTCACTTACTACATTTTTTCCTATATCTTTAGTTGATAATTTACTATCATATTTAGTTCCTTGCCAACCACCACCAGTATAACTGTTTGTCATTGGTTTAGTTCCAGCTTCTTCCATTCTTTTGATTCTTTCTGGTTCATAATAGTATTCTCCACCGTCCCAGTCAACACGTTGTTTAAAGCCATTTTTAAGCATATCTTCTTTTTGTTTTTGCCTCTGCTATATCATGTCTAACTCCCTCAGAGTTATAGTATTTAGCATAATTTTCATTTGTTTTAACTCTTTCTTTTCTAGTGTTAGTACTATCGTATGCTTGTCCTTTTAAACGGTCAAACTCACTTTTAATGAATGTGTCTCTTTCTTTTCCTTTACCTGTTTTTTCATCATCTAAATAACCTTTGTACTCGTATTTATCGTATGCTTCACTTGTTATCATATCTTTAAGTGCATGTTCATCATTTCCTGCATAAGTACCACCTAGTTTTTCTGACTCACCATTTACATACTTGTTATAACTATTTCTACTAGTTGTCCATAGGTTATTTTCTTTATCTCTATATGATACTTGATTACCATAGCTACCAACTATCATGTTATCAATAAGTCTTTCTTCTTTTTCTTGTCTTGATACTGTATTTCTATTTAATGTTTGTCCTGATGCTAATTTAATAACTTGTTCTTTAGACTCTTCTGGTGTTAATATTCTAAAGTTTCTTTGTAAATCTTCTTCTCTTCTAATTTTTTCATCATTAGCTCTTTTTAATTGTGTTTCATATTTAGTTTTCATACCACTATTCCATACAGTGTCTTGTCTATTTCTTGTATATCTTTGATCGTATGTTTTACTCTTTTCATATTCACTTGAATATCGATTAACTAACTCATTTTGTTTATTTATATAATCATCTAATTCCTTATTACTCATATTTTTTAATGCTTTATCTGAATAACCGTAAGTCATATCTTTGTTTAATAAAGCATTTTTTTCTCTTTCATCATAATATTCAGATATTTTTTGATTATAACTATCAGATGAAGTTACTTTTTCAATTTCTTTGCTCCACTTTTCATAATCTGTTTTTGTTTTCTTAGCATATTCATTTGCTGCACTTTCACCTTGTCTTAATTCAATAAGTCTATGTTTTAAACCTTCGTTAGTCCATTCTAATTTATCTTTATCAAATTCCCAATCTTCTAAATCAGTTGTAACTGTTCCTTCTCCGGGTTGTTGTAGATCCTTGCCATATCTATCAGCAACTTCATCACTTATACCTTTACCATAGATTTCTCTAGCAAGTTCTCTAGTAAGTGTTTGTCTTTCTTCTTTTAGACTCATATCTTTAGTATCAGGTAGTACATTTTGTTCTTGTCTATCTTCTTTAAATAATCTAGGGTGTTTAGAACTTTCTTCATGTAGTATATCTTCTACCTTTTCTTTATCTACTCCCCATTCATTAGATAAATCATTTATGAATTGTTCTTGACTACCATCATAATCTTCTTTACCACTCAAGAATGTTTTAATATCATCTCTAACACCATTTTCAGCATTAGCATTTAATCTATTACCAGCTTCTATTTGTTTTTCATTAAGTTCTAGTTTATTAGATTGTGCAAACTTGATTCCTGCATCTTTCATTTGTTCTTCTTTAGTCTTATACATTAATGTGTTTTGTATATCACTATCTGAATAACCTTTTGATTTATATTCATCATATTTTTTCTTGTCATTATCATTTAACTTATTATAGAAACTATTTTGTTTTTGCTTTGCTAGTTTATTAGCTACTGGTCTATTTTCTAAACCTTTACTATGTTTCTTTCTTTCTTCAAGTGCTTGGTCAAATGTTTGCCCATCTTTGATGAATACATGTTGCCCTTTCCATCTGCCATCTTTAATAGTTACCCAATGACCACCACTTTGACTTTTACTTCCTTTTACTTTATATAATGCCATTGTTTACCTCCTATTTATCTTTTATTGTCCTTTCTTTCTCCAAATATTATTTAATGCATATCTGACACTATCTATTGTATGATTGTCTTTATCTACATAAGCACTTATATAATTATCATCTTTATCTTTTTCATATTCATAATTACTAAACTCTCTTGTAGCATTAGGACACCTATTAGGATCAATTACTATCTTTGTTCTACTACTTAACCATTTCATAGAATATTCTACAGTACCCGGTCCTTTTTCAGCTGGTTTTATATTAGCACCATACATTTTAAAATCACCTATTGATTTAGGTTCAGCACTATCAGCTATGATTAAATCGTTTTCAGTTACTTTCTTTTCTTCTTTTAATTTTGCCCAAGCATCTTCATTACTTGTTTTATTCAGTAATAATTCATCAAATAAGTATATTGTTCTTTTACTTTCATCATAACACATTTTAGTCCATGCAAATGGATCTGGATACCAACCAAAGTCTATGCCTTGATAGATATAATCAAATGTGTTTATTTCTTCATCAGTTATTTCTCTTATCTCTAGATTCTCAAATACTTGTCCACCTGTACCAGTTGCTAGTCCTAGATATTCATTCTCATATATCTTTAAGTTTGTTGCTTTTAGATATTCAGCTTCTTCTATAAATGGTTGTCCTAACCATTCGACTGGTACTGTTCTATAATCACTTAAATGTACTAGTCTTGTAGGTTTAGGTGTTAGTATCTCTTGATTAACAAAATGCTGATTACTTGCTGGAGTATTATATGTAAAAAACTCTACAAAATCTTCTCCACCACGAACTAAAGATTGTAGTATCTTTCTTATTTCAGCTGGTCCTGCGAATTGGTCATATTCTTCAAACCATATTATACCTATATATTTATCTTTAGGTGGTTTAATAGATTTGATTTTCCCATAATCATCAGCACCTCTAAAATATATCTTTTGTCCAGTTGATGATTTAGTTATCTCAAGTGGAGATTTAGTAGATACATAATCATTTCTTAAATCAGTATATGTTTCAGATAACTTATCTATTCCCCATTCTAATTGTTGATAGACACTATCTTTCAATGTGTTTCCTACTTTTCTTAAAGCTATAGCACACATTCTAGGGTTGTTCTCTAAAAGTTCGATTATCTTTTCTCCAACGAATGTAGATTTAACTGAACCTCTTCCACCTCTTAGATTATATTCCCTATGTAGTCTTTGATCTATATCTCTATTTATATCTACGAAATGTGATGCCATATCTGATGCTGGTATCATTATTATTTGTTTAACACCTTTATCATCACTCTTTAAATCATTAGGGTTATCTACTTGTCCTAACATATTCTTACCTAAGAATATTGCCATAGGAACACTCTTATCAGCTAGTTTCCATTGAGTTCTTCTAAGACTTGCTTTGCCCATTTGTCGCTTCTCTTTATATATTGTATCAAAGTCTGTTCCATAGGTTTCTTTGCACCATCTTAAAAGAGTATCTTTACTGATTCCAAAGAAAGCACATATTTCTTCTCTAGTACATTGAATACTACATAAATGTTCGAAATCATCTTGTTTGATTTTTACTTGTGCTTGTTTTACTTGACCTTTTGCCATAGTACCCTCCTAAATCTATATGAATAAAGTTAGATTTAATAAGAAGATCCTTGTCTTTCTTGAACTGACACTCATTCAATTTAGGACACCTCTCACAGTATTTAATCTTAATACATTTTCTTAGTTCTTCTTTACTGACGATTAACTCCATTCTTGTATCTCCTTAGTATGATAACTTTGCAATATCATTGAATAGTTTAGTAGTTGTCAATTATATTATAACATTTTTATATAAAATAAAAAAGATAGTATAGTAACTATCTTCAAAAAATAGAAAATATAGTGTCAATAAGCATATAAAGAAGTCATTTATGATATTGAGTATAAATGTGTGTATCACTTATTAACACTGTTCAGTATATAGATAAAATAAAGTTCTCATTTATAGCAAATTATGGAGATGATATAAATTAAAGACAACCTATATACTGAACACTATCAGTAAATGATAGTGTACTCAGAGATTTTTTGACAGGTACTAATTTTATTAGCACCACCTAGTAGATATTCTAAAGTATGGTTAAGAAATTACTATAATAATAATATCAATAGTGCTTTGTATTAATGAAAAACGATATATTTAAAGTCAGTCATTTTTAGAATAATAGGAATATCTACTAGGTGCTACCAATAAACTTGATAGCACTTGAGTATAACCTCAGTCCATTTGATGCTTATTTGTTATCGGTGATAACAACCCTTTAGGACTTGTCCTTCAGGTACTCACATTTCGAAAAATGTTAAGTATTTCTTTTAATAAGCACCATAGAATAGATATAGAGAACTATCTTTCTAACAAGTCCAATTCTCTTGGTTTTTTAGCAGACTTGCATTATATCTACTCTATGCTACCTATTAAAAATAATAGGTAACGCCAACCATGTGTACACCAAGAGGTGTAAGTGCTTTAATAAGCACTCTAGAATAGATATAAAGGTTTGATTAGTTAATTACTCTAACCCTCAGCATCTCTTTCCCCTACCATTGTCCTTTAAATGCTATCTACAATGAATAACCTTTATAGGTATGATTTTTATATATCTATTCTAGACTACCTATTAAAGATAGTCTGTGTTTTTGATATGTCGTACTAAAAAATAGTACTACTTAGTGAATATTTAAGATATATCTTAGTTAGAAAAATAGACACTCTCTCCATTCACTATGTATCTCTTAAAAGATACAATTATATTATATAACTTTTTATATAAAAGTAAATAGTTTTTGCATAAAAATATCATTATTTTACTAGCCATGCATCTTCTACTTTCCTTGTTCTACAATCAAAACTATCATATATAGTTCCATATAAAGAACAAGTGATATGACCTTTCATAGTTATTAGTAATATATCATCATTATATAGTCCACTTAATTCACCTACTGTTATATTATTTGTAGGTATTCTCTTGTAGTTACTATCTAAATATTTTCTTACAAATATACTATCGTCCATCATTCTTGCTTCTATCTGTGCAAGATCACTTAACTTATTATATGTATATGCCCAACTATTTCCCTCAGCTAGACTTATTGCCCTTATTACACAATCATCTACTTGATTCCCTAGTGTATTTGCATTATAAAACTTATACATTACATTTGTGCCATTCTTTGTAGTGCTTGTCTTATCATTTCTTGTTCTTCTGGAGACTTAGCATCTTCTTTTAACATTCTAGCAAAATCTTCCATACTTCTTAGCATAAACTCTAATGCCTTTTTAGTTTCTTCTCCTGTACCATATCTTCTTCCCTCTTCATATCTACTATAGTCATTGTATGCT